CATGACTAAAAGCGTATCTAAATTAGATACTGGAGACTATTCGCTACAAGGACTAGAGACCCTATTTTGTATAGAAAGAAAAGGAAGCGTTAGCGAATTCGCTAATAATATTACGGAAAAAAGATTTAAGGATGTTATTGACCGGATGAGACGCATTCCTTATGCTTTTTTACTATTAGAATTTGATCTTGAAGACATTTTAATATATCCTGTCGGTTCGAATGTTCCCAAAAGAATGTGGGATAAATTAAAAATAGGTCCAAAATTTATTCTTAAACATATTATTGAACTACAAATATTACATAATATTAAAGTAGTATTTTGTGGTGATGCGTCTAATGCAGAAAAAATGGCCATAACAATTATGAGAAAAATCTATGAGCTTTACGGACAACCAGAAAAAAATATTTGATAATGCTTGGTTGGGTCTTGGTGATTTGTCGGTTTTAAACATACCGAATAATCCCATGATTCGACGAACCGAAAAAGAGATAGAGAATCCAGACTTACATCTTATACGACTATTACGTGATCCCAAATATTTTGGTGCCACTTGCAAATTACTTTTTAATATTGAACTTCATCCTATGCAAGTAGTAATTTTACAGGAATTTTGGAATCGTCCATTCCCTATGTATATTGCTAGTCGTGGTTGGGGCAAAAGCTTTTTATTAGCTTTGTATTCTGTTTTACGATGTATTTTCCATCCGGGAACTAAAATAGTTATTGTTGGTGCTGCATTTCGTCAAAGTAAAATTATCTTTGAATATATGGAAAATATGTGGCGTACTAGTCCAATCTTACGCAGTATATTTACAGGATCTGATGATGGTCCGCGTCGAGATGTTGATAGATGTACAATAAGGTTAGGAGACAGCTGGACAATTGCTGTACCAATGGGCGATGGTAGCAAAATTAGAGGATTAAGAGCACACATTATCATCGCAGACGAGTTCGCATCAATATCTCCGGACATTTATGAAACAGTAGTAGCTGGATTCGCTGCTGTATCTGCTAGTCCTATTCAGAACGTTAAAGAAGAAGCCCGTAAACAAGCTATGAAAGATGCTGGTGTTTGGAATAATGATTTAGAAATTTTAAGTTATAAAATGGGCAACCAAGCTATTATTAGTGGAACTGCTGATTATGCCTTTAAACATTTTGCATCCTATTGGAGACGATATAAAGCAATTATAGAAAGCGGCGGAGACAATAGAAAGCTAGGAGAAATATTTAATGGAGAAGTTCCAGATAATTTTAATTGGCAAGACTATAGTATTATTCGCATACCGTATGAATTAATACCCAAGGGTTTTATGGATGATAAACAAGTGGCACGAGCCAAAGCAACTATTCATACTGGTATATATAATATGGAATACGCTGCTTGCTTTACTGCTGATAGTGACGGATTTTTTAAACGAAGCCTTATAGAGAGTTGTGTTGTTAGTGATACTAAACCCATATTACTAGATAGTAAACCTATTCTGTTTGATGCAACTGTAACTGGAAACGCTAATCATCACTATGTATATGGTATAGACCCTGCTTCTGAAAGAGACAACTTTAGTATTGTTATATTAGAAGTTCATAAAGACCATTGTAGAGTAGTTTATTGTTGGACTACTAATCGTAATAATTTTAAAGAAAGACAAAAAACAGGGCTGATTAAAGACCATGATTTTTATAGCTATTGTGCTAGAAAGATACGAGATTTAATGAAAAGCTTTCCTCCTTTACGCATCGGGCTTGATGCTCAAGGTGGTGGAGTATCTATTGAAGAAGCTTTACACGACCCTAATCGTCTTCAAGAAGGAGAATCTTTAATATGGCCTGTTATTGATTATGATAAATCTAAAGACACTGATGATCAACCAGGACAACATATTCTTGAACTAATTCAATTTGTTAGAGCAGATTGGACTGGTCAGGCTAATCATGGACTAAGAAAAGACTTAGAGGATAAGGCTTTGCTATTTCCTCGCTTTGATCAATTAACGCTTGGATTAGCTTTAGATAAAGAAGGTAAAGATATTATGAACACAGATTTATCTCCACTATATGACAGCCTCAGTGAATGCATTTTAGAAATAGAAGAACTAAAAAATGAGCTTACTACTATAGTAATGACACAAACCAGTACAGGGTCCGGAGGAAGAGATCGATGGGATACTCCAGAAGTTAAACTACAAAACGGTAAAAAAGGAAGACTAAGAAAAGACCGATATAGTGCTTTAGTAATAGCTAATATGATAGCTAGACAACAAAGAATAGCTTTAGTTCCTCAAAATAACTATGAGGTTATTGGAGGTAACAGAGATCAAATAGTAAAACATGAAGGACAGATGTATAAAGGACCAGATTGGTTTGTAGCCGGGGCCAACGACGATATTTACGGCGGAATTTATAGATAATTAGTGTATTAAAGATACAATCGCATTACAATCCCAATACAATGGTATTAAAAATATATGAGCAAAAAATATCCAAAAAGTAGCGCTATTAATGATGCTTCCATAATTGGTGAAGAAGCCTATGTTACATGGGGAGACGATCTAGGCAGTAAAAAAGAAGCTCTTAAAACATCCTCAGAAGCTATGTCGGAATATACTTTAGTAGAACATTCTTCTGCTATGAGACGCTATGGATTAGACTATTCTGGCTTAGATTCTAATACTGATGGTCGTCCTGGCCTAACGCGTAGTGATTATGACTTCTTTAGACCAGACGAAGCAGTTCCTAAAAGAATAAAAGGTATTATTAAAAAAGCAGAAGATATTTACCAACGAATAGGTTTAGTAAAAAATGTTGTCGATCTTATGGGCGATTTTGGATCCCAAGGTATTCGTCTAGTTCATAAAAACAAAAGAATTGAAAGATTTTACAGAACATGGTTTAAAAAAATCAAAGGCAAAGAACGTAGCGAACGATTTCTTAATAATCTATATAAAACAGGCAATGTTGTTATTAATAGACAAACTGGAAAACTTAGTCTTAAAGTATCTGATGAACTATATAAAGCCGTTGGTAATGCTGATTTACAAATAAACGAAACAGAAACTATCAAATTAGAAAAAAGAGAAATTCCATGGAAATATACTTTCATTGATCCATTTTATGTTGAGGTATCTGCTGGAGCTTTATCCTCTTTTTCTCCAAGCAAAACCTACGAACTAGTATTACCAGCAGCCTTAAGAAGAGTTATTAATTCTCCCAAAACACCACAAGAACAAGCCATAGTAACTAATTTACCAATTCAAATTGTTGAAGCAGCTAAAACCAAGAAGCCTTTTCCTCTAGACCCGGATAAGGTTTTAGTTTTTCATTACAAGAAAGATGATTGGCAAAGCTGGGCTTATCCTATGATCTATAGTATTATGGACGATATTACAGTTATAGAAAAATTAAAATTAGCAGATATGGCGGCTTTAGACGGCGCAATTAGTAATATTCGCATTTTTAAACTCGGTAGCCTTGAACATAAAATTTCTCCAACAAAAGCTGCGGCAGCAAAGCTGGCTCAGATTCTTGGTAATAATGTTGGTGGCGGCACTATGGATCTTGTTTGGGGTCCAGACATAGAACTAATTGAGAGTAAAACTAATGTTCATCAATTTTTAGGAGAAGCTAAATATACGCCACACCTTAATAGTGTTTATGCTGGTTTAGGTATTCCTCCAACACTAACTGGAACGTATGGAGCAGCTGGAACAACAAATAACTTTATCAGCTTAAAAACTCTCACACAGAGACTTCAATACGGAAGAGATGCATTAACAGAATTTTGGGACAGAGAGATAGCTTTAGTACAAAAAGCCATGGGATTTAGATACCCTGCTCGTGTAGAATTTGATAAAATGGATCTCAGTAACGAAGATGCTGAAAAGGCTCTATTAATACAACTAGCTGATAGAAGTCTTATTAGCGATGAATTATTACAACATAGATTTGGCATTGATCCGGACATGGAAAAGAGTAGACTTAATAGAGAAGCTAGAGATAGAAAGAGTGAAAGAATGGTTAAAAAATCCGGGCCTTGGCACGATCCACAACCAGAAAACGGACTCAAGAAAATTGCGTTACAAAGTGGCGTAGCATCTCCTAGCGAAGTTGGTCTACAATTAGATGCTAGAAAAAATGGAGAAAAAAGCTCATTAGAACTAAGGCAAGCTTTTAAACCAACACAGTTGGCCAAAGATTCGCCAGAATCTTTGCCAGGGGAGCCGCAGCAAGGCAGGCCAAAATTATCCAGAGATTCCGAAAAGCGCAAACAAAAAGAATTTCGACCGCAAACCGGAGCCAGTCTAATTCTTTGGGCGTCACAAGCACAAGAAAATATAGCTAGTATTATCAATCCCATTATGCTAGAATTTTATCAGAAAAAAAACTTGCGATCACTATCAAGCACAGAGGTTAAAGAGCTAGAAAACCTTAAAGCAGAAATACTTTTTGGACTAAAGCCCTTCTGCACAATTAATTCTGAATATATTTCAGAAAAAATATCTAATATAAATCATCAATCTTTAGAAGGTTATAGTGTATGGATAAAAGGCGTAGTATCTGAGTTGGGCAGAGAATTGTCATCAGATGAACAAAAACAGGCTAAAGCCACATACTATGCTTTTATTAATCAACAATAATAATTTTGAAGGTTTAATCATATGATTATTTATCCTCAAGAGACAGATGATGGATTAGCAGAACAGATATCTAGTTCTGCTTCTATAGCATATGCTTCTATTCTGGAACCAGTAGAATTATCTAAGCTAAAAAGTATAGCAGCAAAAAGTTCCGGATCATTCAGCGATGCTGATCTATATTATGTTCAATCAATTTTAGTAAGCTCTTCTTGGAATAAAAACGATGATATTTTTGATAAAGCTGAAGTTTGGGCTGCTCGTAAAACACCTGAAGATAAACCCACTAATCTGGAACATGATGAAAATCTTATTATAGGACATATCACATCTAATTGGCCTATTGATGAAGATGGTACTCCAATTGATGATAATATTGATCCTGGTTTATTACCAGATAAATTTCATATTTTAACTGGTTCAGTTATTTATAGGGCTTTTAGCAGTACAGATCTTAAAGAAAGAGCTGAAAAATTAATTGCTGAAATTGAAAATGGAACAAAATATGTTAGTATGGAATGTTATTTTAGAAATTTTGATTATGGATTAATTAATAAAGCCACTTCAGAATATAAAATTTTAGCAAGAAATAATGATACTGCATATTTAACAAAACATCTTAGAGCCTATGGTGGAAAAGGCGAACACCAAGACTATAAGATAGGTCGAGTACTAAGAAATATCACTTTTAGTGGTAAAGGTTTTGTCGATAAACCAGCTAATCCTGATAGTATTATTTTTACTAAAAAGCAAATGACTGATATATTGACGAAAAAAAATGAAGATTTATCTAATTCAGGTGTAATACTAAATAAGTCTACCTCAAATGTGGAGAATATAACTATGACTGAAAATCTAGAAAAACAAGTGGCAGAACTAGGCGCAAAAATTGATAACGTTTCAGCTAACTGCGCTGATACTGTCAAAGAAGCATATTCATTAGCTTCTCAACTCAAAGATACTAACCAAACTCTTGAAGCTGCTATGAAAGAAAAAGACGAAGAGATGAAGAAAATGAAAGCAGCAAAAGAAGATATGGAAGAAGAAATGAAGAAGATGAAAGCTGCTTTTGATGTAGAACTTGAGACATTAGCCAAAAAGTACGATAGTGAAAAGGCAGTTATGGACGAAGAGGCTAAGAAAACTAAGAGCGAACTAGATGTCGCTAACGAAGCTTTAGCCGCTATGAAAATGAAAGAAGAAGAGATGGCTAAGAAAGAAAAGAAAATGAAAAGAATGGCCTCTCTAATTGAACAAGGCGTAGACACTGAGGTCGCAGCGAGTGTTGTGGATAAATTCGAATCCATCGAAGACGAAGCTTTTGATAGCATGACTTCACTATTTGCTGGTAAAATGCCTCCTTGGTTAGAAAAAATCAAGAAAGACAAGACCAAGAAAGAAGAAGCTGCCGTTATGCCACCAAAGAAGAAGCCCATGGCATCAGAAGACGAAAGTGTTTCTGCCCTAGAAGAAGTTGAAGTCGAAGAAACTGTTGATCTTAGTGTTGGCAGTGATGAGACAGAAACAAAAACAGAAACAGTTCGTGCAGAACTTTTAGAATTCGTAAGCGCTAGACTCGGTAAAAACTCATAATAAGGGAGAAGTAAACATGGCTCTAAAACCTGATCGTATCGAATTACAAACAGACGTTTCATTTTTCATGAACACAACAGCTACCAGAGGTGGCGTTGCTTCAGTATCTACCGGTGGTTCTGGCGTGGCAATGGACGACAGCAACGCTGTTGTTAGTTACGCCGCAACAACTAGTGGATGCAAGCCTGTTGGTGTTCTTCTAAATGATGTTGTTAATCTTGATCTTACAAGACAACACATCAATTGGCACAAAGACGAAGTTCAAGTCGGTGGCAAAGTTACTTTGCTACAAGTTGGTCAAG